TATGCCAGATTTCAAGATCGAATTGGAAAATGACGATTTCTCAACTACCATAGTTAAGTGTAACTATGACGTTAACATACACAAGTTCCCCGTTAGCTTACACGTCACGCCACCGTCCGGTGTTCACTCGAATTGTATGATCGTACCCTTCATAGGAGCGACAGAAGATTATGTTGAACGTAAATCCGAAGTGACTGACACAAGTCCACAGAACTACCCTATTGCCCGAGCACCTTATTGTGCGCGTGTCTTGGAGTTTGCTGATTCGCAGATAATGAAACTTCCTGTCTTGGAAATCATTGCGAAACAAATTGCTCATGAGTTACGTGCCATACCGTGGCCGCGCGAAAAGGTTGTCTACACATTCCTCCAAGCTCTTGATAAGAATGATTTATCCACGTCGAGTGGATACCCTTATCAGGCTCTCGGCCAAACCAAAAAGCACTTCGTCTGGAAAACAGAGGAGGGGACTTTGAGAGCCGGCCCACGAGCGGTCGAATTGAGAGATAAAGTTCAAGACAACTTGACTCAGCTTCGCAGCTCTGGAGTCCCTGTCTGGGTCTACCAGGACGTGATGAAAGTTGAGCGTCGTAAGCTCTCGAAAGCCAAGCAACCCCTATTAGTCTCCGGAGCTCCGTTTGACGCTGCTATTACTGTATTTATGCTCTTCGGAGCCTTCAGTTATTTTATGTGTGAAACGACTCTGGACAATGAGACTTTGATCGGATTTGACCCTTATACACAAGCGACCGGTTTTGTCGAGCGGTTTATGCGGTTCGGCCCACTGAACAACATAGCCTGTCTTGACTACACCGGTTTCGACACCGACCATGGCCCGATTATGGTCATGCTAGCCATCGATATTACCAACTATTGGTACGACGATGAACCTGCCAATCAACGTGCGAGAGTCGCCTACGGACAATCTATAGCCCACTCTTATCACATTCGCGGCAGTGTCATGGAACTATGGCCTGGTTCTATGCCTAGCGGGAACTATCTTACGACGATCATAAACTGTCTCATCAATCTCATTAACCTGCGTTGGGCCTTCTACCGCGCAAGCGACAATCAAATCTCGTGCATCC